AATGCAGACATCATCAAACTCCTTTTAAGACACACTTACACATTTGAGCTGCCAGAGTCGTGCGCTGTTTTGGCGGCTGTGGCCCGTGGTTGATCCAGCCCGGCATCGGCGCCCAGGCGCGCGGTGAAGGCGGCGCGGGTGAGCGAGTCCGCCAGCGGATCGGCATCGAGCTGCGCCAGCAGATCGGGCAGGCGCGCCAGCAGTTCGGCGGCGGTCTGGCCGCGCGCTGCGGCGTCGGCCAACAGCTTGCGGATCGGGTCGACCATGGGTGTCATGGTGGGCTGCCATTGGGATAGCTCGGCGTCGATCAGGGCGTCGATTTCGTCGGGTTCGGCTGGGGTGGGGTCGGCGAAGGCGGCAGTATTGGGGTCAGTGGATTGCCGCGCTGCGCTCGCAATGACGGAGTCGGAAATCGCAATGACAGCCGGGGCGGCAGGCTCGGGCTGCAAGTCGCCTTCCTGATAGCCGTAGCCGCGCATCCAGTATTTGTTGGTAAAGCGCGCGCCAGCGTCGTAGTTGCTTTTGTCGCGGGTGGCCTGCAGCTCGTCCTGCTCTTTTTGGTCCCAAAAAGAAAAAACAGGCGTTGGCACCTCGCCAAAATTAAGCTCGCAGACCCACTTGATGAGCTGGTTGATGCTGCTGGCAATGAGGCGCGCGTCGGCGTCGCGCAGGTCTTTTGTGACCTCCAGCCCGGCGGTGGCGCTCGCCCTGTTGGCGCTGGATTGCGTCGTCTGGTTTTGTCCCAACAGCGCAATGGTAATTTCGGCGCTGCAAAACTCAACCAGCTGGGCATACAGGTCGGCGCTGGCGCTTTTGCCGACCATTTCCACAAGCTCGATGCTTCCGTCGTCGGGGATCGTGGCCACGCCGTCCTGAATCAATGCCTCCAGGCTGTCGAGCAGCGCGGCGCGCTCGGCGTCGGTGGCGCTGCGGGGGAGTTTGCCCACGCTGAACGCGCTGCCAAATTTTTCAGTAAACGCCAGCCAGAATTTGAGACCGCCTTTTTTGAATACCAGCGGTCAATAACACATGCTCCAAGCGGCAATGCCATACGGGTTTTGGTAGCTTGGGCTTTGCCGTGGCAGAAGGTATTTTTTACCAGGGTCCTCCTCCCCAAAAAGCGGATGCGTGCGGCTTTTGAAGCGCAGCATATTGGCGGTGTCAAAACAAAACCACTCGGGCGGCTTGGCTTGCACATCCACCGGCACAAACAACCCGCCGGACTGGCCCCAGATGACCTCCATGGGCTGGTAGCCATACAAAACCGCGTCCTGCATTTGCTCGATGATGGTGGTCAGCGGCAGCACGTCCAGCATGGCCTGCACTGCCTTGCCGTGGCGGCTGCTGGCCGCGCCACGGTCCAGGCCAAATTCAAGCGCCTGCACGCTGGCTTTGCGCCGCGTGATGCAGCTGCCAATCAGCGCATCGACCTGCATGTCTCGGTAAGTAGTGATGTTCTTGCCCTGCGACCTCAGTATGGTGTCTGGGTTGGGCAGCAGCATGCCCAGCGCATAAAAGTCGAGGCTGTTAGCGCGGGTGGCCAGGTGGTTTGATAAAAGCTTGCGTGTTGCCATGGTGTCAGTACCCATTGAGGTTGATGCCGCCGATGTGCTCAGACATTTTTCGTTCGCGAGTCGTCGCCTTCACCGGGCCAAGATTTATTTCGCGGCTGGCAAAGTAGGCCAGTGCCACGGCCACGGCGGCGTCGCCATGGCGCTTGCCTTTGTCCTCGCCCGTGCTGCGTGTGTCGGGTATGCGGGGCACGCCGCGCACCACTTGCACCGCGCGCAAGTCGGCCAAAATGTCGGCATCTTTGGGCAGGCTATTGAGCGTGCCGTCTTCCAGCGCGGCCTTGACTGGCGGCATGTGCTCGCGGTACCAATTTTCGGTCAACATGACTTGCTGGATGCGGCTGGCGCCATAGCGCTGCATAGCCACCTCGGCCAAAAACTGGCCATTGCCACGGGCGTCAAATGCGCCGCCCATAAAGCGTGGCAGGCGGTCGAGTAGGTAAAACGCAATCTGCTCCTGCTGGCGAAATGGCACGTTGCGCAGCTCCACCACGAACGGCACCTGGCGCACCAGGTTTTGATGCTGCAATAACGGGATGTGCACTGACAGGTCGCCGGATCGGCCAAAGTCTTCGCCATCAAAACTGATGGCCTGGGCTGGCAATTTTTCGAGCAATGGAAGCATCTGCGCCTCCAACCAGTCATTGGCCTCGGCCTTGCGAATGCCGTCTGGAAGCACCTCAAAACCCGCCTTGCATTCCCAGCGTAAAACGGGCGTGTCGGACGACATGCGTAGCTCGATCAGCGCACGGCTCAGCCAGGCGCCGCTGCCGTTGCTGGGAACACAGTCCAGCTCCTCGGCCGCGCCGTCGCCGTAAAAAGAATACACCCCTGATTTCCAAGCGGCTTCGTCCTCAATCGTCCACGGCTTGCCCAGCCGCATGCACACGCGCTGATAAAGCCCGTCGGTCACAGCCTCCTGAAAATCAACGCGGTGCACCGTGCCTGCGCGCCGGCCCGAGCGGATGTCATCGACCAACTCGTTGAACGGGTTGTCGGTGCCGTTGTGCGTGCTGATCACATGCACCTGGCCGCCCCAGATCAGCATGGCCATGGCGGCTTTGAGCAGCTCTTTGAGCTGGTCATGAAAAGCGGCCTCGTCGATCACGATCACGCCCTGGCGACCGCGCAAGTTGCTTGGGCGACTGCTCAGGGCGACGATGCGGAAGCCGCTGGGGAAGCGGATGGTGTAGGTCTTGATCGCCTTGTCTTCCTCGCTCTCACCGTCCCAAAAGCCTTCGTCTACCTCGCCCGCCGCGCGGTTGAAAATGCGCGCCCACATGGCGCAAGCCTGGATGTACTCGATCGTCATATCCTGGTTGTAGGCGATGTAGTACACGTTTTGCCCGCCCGCCGTGCGCTCGCTCGCGGCCGTGAGCACGTTGTCTGACGCCTCGCCCCAGGTGATGCCAGTGCGTCGGCTTTTTTCCATCACCTTCAGAGGCGAGCGGTCGGCCACCCAGCGCTGCTGGTAGCCCATCAGCACGGCTGGCGGCACCGCTTTGAGGGCGGTGTTGGGGATGTCGAAGGGGACGGCGGATGCTGCAGTCATCAGACATCCATATCAGGCCGCGGCCAGCTTGCATCGCAGCTCATAACCCATAAGCGGCCAGACCTTGGTGATGGCATTCTCGCGGGCGATTTTGCGGCCGATAGCTGCATTGAAATTTTCCGGGCTGGCGCAGGCGGACTCTCCGGTGACAGTGAATCCGTTGCGCAGTACGAGGACACAGATAGTCAGCAGGTCCAAGGGGGAGACTTCACGCCGTGCGATGTAGGCCAAGCCCTCAACAGGAGGAAAACCTGCGGCATTCGCTGCCGTGAAGTAGCACTCGTTGACAATGTTCGCCGCGATGTCTGCCGGCGGGATGCGCGGGGCCTTGTCTGCGCCAGCCTGGACGATGTCCTGCTCGACTGTGTTTATTTTGTTCATTTTTGCTCCAATGTTGTTTGCGGGCACTTGCCAAACGCTTTGATGCACACGCTGACATCAATCAGGCCGACTGCGCCAGTCAGCCAAATAAATACAACAAACCATCCGATGTATTTCATGATTCGACCCTCCTGAAGTAAATGCACCAGACCCATGAGTTCAAGTTCCATGAATCGGGGCCGTTGATGGATTTCCAAAGGTCTTCGTAGGCGTATCGATGCGCGCTACATGCTGGTAGCCCGGCTGTAGCGCTCGGATCAAATTGTTCAATACCTTCCGCCTTTGCGTCGGATGCGCTGATGTCCTGCAGCCGCTCGACGCGCACGTCGGTGATTTCCAGCAGGATGCGGCTGGCCCATCTGGGCATGTGGATGCTGGGGCGGCGCTTGAAACCCCATACCTTGAGGTAAGCTACATCCTGATCAGTGTAGCCATCGGCGTCAAAATAGTAGGGCAGCCATGGGTCGTCTCCTTCGCACGCCAAGCGCTCGGTACGCTCGGTACGCTCCCAGCCGTTTTCCCGCACCCAAAGCCGGTCGCCTGGCTGTCCGTAGGGGCAAAAGAACTGAATCTCGCCATCTTCATCGCCAAACCAGCCGGGCGTGAAGTAGGGCGGTCGCTGGCCGCGCTCGTTTGGGTCTTGCACAGCAACAACATAACTCAAGCCATTGGCAGGCTTGCACACCCGTCGCGTCTGCGTTTTTGAGCCGTCCAAAATTGCTCTGACCATTGCGCCAGAAAAGAGGATAGGTCGTTCGCGCCCGCTCATGCTGCAATCCCCAAAATCTCACGCCTGATCTGCTCGGCCGCTTCGCCGGACAGACCACCGCTTTTGGCGATCTTGTCTACCGTCTCGGCGGCGGCTTTGGCGCGGGCGCGGGCCTGCGCCTGGAATTGCTTGAGGCCGATGCTGGAGCGTGTCAGGGTAGCGATGTTCTTGGCGGCGGCACTGAGCATGCTGACGCGCTCGCCCGGGTCGGCATCGGGGTCATCGGCCTCCTGCAGCGACAAAATGGCCTCGAACAACTCGGTCTGGACCAGGGCGGTGAGCGCCTCGCTGCGTGCATCCTGGTCGTCGCCGGCCTGCGCCTGGATGAGTTTTGCGGCCTCGGTGCTGGCCTTGATAGCCGACAGGCGGCGGTCCAGCTTGCTGCCGTAGCGATGCAGCGCGCTGCGGCTCGGCAAGATGCCGCCGTGCGATTCTGCAGGGAAGCGTGCCTGCAGGTCAGTGATCAATTCGTCGAGCGTTTGCGCGCCGGTGGCGAGCATCGCTTCGATGTAGGCCTTGACCTCCAGCGGCAGGCGGGCAATGGTGCTTTTGCGGCCCATGGGGCTTACCAATATTTTGCGGGCCGGGCAATGCCGGGCTCGCAGATTACGGTGTACTCGGCCACGTCTACACCGAAGCGGCTCAGCTCGGCGTGCCAGCGGCCGCTGGGCTGCTTGTCGAGCTTGATGAGCTCGCGGTCGTGCAGGTAGTCCATTTCGCGGCGCAGCTCCAAGGCGGTGGCGTCGGGGTACTCGCTCTGCGCCACTGTCAGCACCAGACCCTCATAGGCGCCGATCGGCCTGGCGTTGTTGAGCGTGAGCAAAATCAGCCAGCGCAGGGCTTCGCGGCGCAGGCGGGCGTGGTCGATGTCTGTCATGTGATTTCTCCTGGTTACAAAATGGGCTTGGATGCAGAGGCGCGCAACAAAGCGTTTTCGAGCTTCATACCGACGCCGTCGACCTTCGCCTCCAGCGTGCTTTGGCCGCGTATGTAGTCCTCGCGGCGCACGTAGTGGATCGGCATGTCGGCCTTCATCGTGAGCAGCTCGCGCTCCACACGTTGCCATTGGCCGGTGTCGGCTTTGGCGGAGGCATCGAGCGTGTCGAGCCGCGTATTGAGCTTGTCATATTGCGCCGTGCTGGTGATGTCCTGCA